ATCACACGAATATGAACCTCTGGAATACCAGCAAACAAATTTACTAACATTGTATGCAGAATACCTTGCTTCCAAATAATGGGTGATACTTTTTCTCTTTGATATGCACGATTAGAATAGTTGATATTTGCATACATCAACCAATTCATATCTATATCCCCATTGTTACATGGGGTTTCGTTTGTACCGAACTTTTCTTCGGCAGTTTCACAACTTAAATAATTCATCAAAATCTCCTTTGTTATTGATGCTGTTTCGATTTACCTCAATGGCAAACATTTAGAAACATCAATTCCTTTATTGGAATTTTTATTATGTACTTATTATGACACATGATTCGCATAATGTCAATAGTTTTTTGTAATTAATTAAAAAAATCTTCTAATGAACCTTGTGTTCCATAGCTCTTATCCACTAACCAGTTTATCTTCTGTAGTATGAAGTTTAATGGTTCTACAAATGACTTCTCAAACTGTACATCATAGTCTATACTCTTATGTAAGTCTAACTCTTTAGGTAACTTTGTCATAAATGATATAGAACTGCATTGATATATATTTGGTTGTTTGAGATTAATAAATTTTATCTTGTCTCCCTCTTGTATATATTCGTACTTGTTACTTAATTTGTTTTTCTTCACTAGATGATTGTATAGTATAGCACCCTTACAATGTATAGGAGCTCCTTTTGCAAACAGTTGACTTGTATCAGAGAACTTTGATAATCCGTTTACACTTCGAGGATAAGCAATCTCCTCTGGTGGTAGACTCATGAACTCCTCACGAAAGTCTTGTATAAATGTATTGATTTCTCTTTCAGTACCATTCATAATAATCTTTAAACCTTGTTTAATCTTTTCTCTACAAGGTGCAGGCGTAGATGACTTAACTGCTTCAATACCCATAATCTTGAGTTGTGCTTCTTTATACTGAACACCCTCATTATCCCATACGTTGAGAATATATCTTTTCTTTGCTGTCCAGATACCTTTGTCTGCAATCACTTCTCTAGACATCTCCATCTTCTGTTCATAAGAGTTTACATACTCATGCAGAGATTGATAACTTTTCTCAATGAAAGGCTCAATCTTCTGTCGAGCCACGTCATCCAAGAACTTGACAATTTTTTTAGTTTCCGTTCCCTTGTCAAACACTTTACTGACAAGTGAGTCAAAGCAAACATATATCGAATCTGTATCACTCGCAATAACGTAATCATGTCCAGAGGTCTTAAGCAAATCATTAAGATACTGATTAACAGCACGCTCAATCCAACGAATGGATAACTGACCAGAAGTAGTAATTGCTTCAGCAACCAACAAATCATAATAACGAAACCAAACATTCCCAAGAGCACCATATGCACTATTGAGTGAAATCTTCTTAGCCATCTGGATATTATTATATTTTGAAATGTCTTTGAGTAGTCTAGGTTCTTTAGTATTCTCATATTCTTGCTTTGCCTGTAATAAGAGTTTCTTATACTTCACTCTATCATCATACATGGATTGCATCATTTCAGGCAAAAATCCTCTTTTGTTTGTTTTAAACAATGCACCATTAGGTGTAAGTGTAACACCTTTCAGTATTGATGTGTCTACCTTTCTATCTAGTAGTTTATCAACTGACATATCTGGCACTTTCTTCTGTGAGTAAAGTGTTTCAGTTGATATGTTATATTGCATAATTAAATGTGGATACAATGAGTTTAAGTCAAATGACATAACCCATTTATGCATACCCACTTGTGGGTCTTTTACATAAGCACCCTCAAACTTCTCTGGTTTTTCTGATTTCTTTTTTTGTGGTATTGCAATCTTTTTCTTAATAAGATAATTGTATATCAATATATCCCAATACTTAGTTGAACCAAGTACATCCATGTAGTTTACTTTTGCATCATAAGCCATAGTCAAACATAACTCAATCAGTTTCATCTTGTCTTCTAGTTTGTCTACAAGTTCCACATCCATAATATTATATTCTAGAAACGATTGATAATCTTTTGTATACCATTCACGAAATGTTTCGTATGGATTACCATCTTTCTTTTCACCAAGTTCAACAAAGGCAATATGGTCAAGTCGATAAGACTCTTGTGCAGAATAAGTAAACTTACGATACAAGTCAAAGTAATCTAAATGAGCGACACCTTGTATCTCATACACTTGATGTTTACGACCCATCTGAAAAACTTCTCTTGAGTGTACACTTCTCCAAGGCGATAGTCTTTTGATTTCATCTTCACCACAAAGATTAGTGATACGATTACATAGATAAGGAATATCAAAGAACTCTGTATTCCAACCAGTAATTACATCAGGCTGATGTTTTTCCCAGAATATGAGAAACTCCTTAATAAGATGTAGTTCACTTTCACACTCGACATACGTTACATCATCACGACTGTTATTGAACTTACCAATACCCCAGACAACAAACTTTTTACTCTGGTGGTTCTTTACTGTAATAGATAGTAATGGTTCTATTGCCTGTTCTGGGCTTGGAAAACCATTCTCACATTCTACTTCAATATCAATCGTTACTATAAGTATCTTATCTATATCATACTCTACTGTATTAGGATAGGACTCTGCAATGAAGTTATAAGGATACATGGTACTACCGAATACCATTTCTGGTTGATTCTTATAGTTTTCAACCCACTCTCTTGCCTCTTTCATACTGTCAAAGTTTACTGGAGTTACATAGTCACCATCAAGTGTCTTCCACTCTGTAGGTTTTTCTACAGGCGCATAAAGAGTTGGTTTATATTTAACTCTACGAGTCAGTCGTTCTCCATTAACTACTTCTCGCAGTAATAGAGTATTACCCCATTGGGATATGTTTGTATAGAAATTCATAGTATAAATGTACCATAGTTAACGTAAAAAGTCAAGGTTAAATATCAAGTTTATTTTCTGGTTTTGGTGGTTGTGATTTCATGTAATCCAAGAATCTATCTTCTCTGAAACAATATACTTTAGAAGGCCCATCAAACTCTCTAATAGACACTTCTTGGATTACTCGCATATTTACTTGTGCTGTTCTTTGACAAGACTGTACAGTATCATACATCATGTTAGTAAATATAAAGTGGTCTGCTGTGCCATCACTATGCAGATTGAGCGATATCAGTACTAATAACCATTTCATTTTTTTCTTCCCATTCCTTAATGGTATCTGAAAGCAAGGGTATATACTCTGTCTTATCTTTGACAAACTCTTGGACAACACCATCTTCTGTGACAACTAGAATACAAATTTGATTGATTTCAATTCCAGTTCTTTCTTCAAACATCTCTGCATATGCAGACGCCTGAATATAGTAACTCTCGTTCCATGCATCACTTCGTTCTTTAGTTGAAGTTTTGAAATCTATAATAGATAACTTTCCATTATATTCTGCAATACAGTCTACACGACCAGCTACCTTATATTTATCAGAATAGAGCCCACACTCTTGTGCATAAATGTTATTCACTTTTTGCAGAACTGAATCTCTAAGTTGTTTGAATAGAACATATGGTAAAAACTTCTGTTTATGTTTCTTCCAATCATCTGGATAGTTCAAATGCATATTGTTTAGATAGTCTTCACACATATGATGTACATGAGTTCCACGAGTTGCAGCTTTTCTTGCAACATAGTTCGCTACATCTTCGCCAACTCTTTTTCTCCACTCAAAGAGTCCTTTCTTATTTCTTACAGAAAGAACTGTAGTGATTGATGGGTACTTATTACCCTCTGGCGTTTCGTATAAACGAACTCCGTCAGTCGTTGTTGCTGTTATCTCTGGGAGATTTATCGTCTTGTGGTTGTATTCTTTCATCATTATCACTTTCTTCATGTTTATATTCTGGTGGAACTTTACCCCACCCTACTGTTCTTTCCCAATCTCTTTGAGTATATCCACCATATGGTAGTTTAGACATTCCTCATACGTTCCACAAGTCTATCTGCTCTTTTAGTTACTTGTCGATACCATCTGCTATCTACCATCTCATCTGCAGCTGCGTTCCAGTCTTGAGAATCTACTCCTCGTTTCATGCCCTTGAACTTAGACAATCTTGGTCGCCCCATATTGAACATCATGTTCGCAATTATTCGTTGCACTTCCTCTGGTAAGTCATCAAAGTCTGGATATAATTTGTAGCAGTCTGACAAGACATTTTTGATATCGGAGTCGAATGCTTCATTGCATCTATCTTTTGAGACAAAAGTTCCAACTTCCCAACCATGTTCTGGGTCTGATTCCAAAACAAGATGGCCGATCCCAAAAGTAGGCAGGCCAAGATGATCCAAATAAATCTTTCCAACTGATCCTTCATCATATTCAATTTCCTCTCGTAGTTTATCTATGTCCATTATTCTATCCCCATTCCTAGTTTGGTTTTTTGTATTAAGTAACTTCTAACAAAGCCTGACCTAACAATATCTCCTATGTCAAACTCTGTACAATTAAATTCATTCATTTCTTGTAGAATTTGCAGAAAGTTCATTAGTCCGTTCTTCTCATTCATTCTTGTTAAATCTGATTGGCCAAAGTCACCACAGAATACTATCTTGGAGTCTTGACCT